CGTCAGGGTGACGTTGCCCAGACTGTTGGTTGACGTGGCCTCGGCGTAGGTAGTCGGTTCGGTTGCGCAGATATCTGCGCGTGTGCCGTTGTCCGCGAGGTAGTCCGGAGCGGCATCGAGCATTCCGTTGCCGACAGAGCGTGCCATACATCATCCTCTCAGGATGGAGTGACTGCGTACTTAGACGAACCCTGATTCGGGTACGTGTTAGCGTCCTTGGTTTCCATGTAGCGCTTGGCGCTGGAACCCTGACTGGGACGATAGTCAGCAGGAGTTGGGCTGGTAGCCATGATGTGCTCCTATGTGAAAGTGCAGAGGGGGCCTCCCCGGCCCCCCCTGCACTGTTCAGTTAACCGGCCCGAAGATCGTCTGCATCAACGTGATAACAGCATCACGCAGTGCCTCCGCTTCTGCATCGGTAGGGGTGCCCGAGAAGGTCAGAGCGTTGAGAGCGGCCACCTGCTCGGCCACCTCACGTCTGATCTCTGGAGGGATGGACAGTCGATTTGCTGCCATGTCAAGACTCCTCTCAGGAAGTAGCGAGGCCGGTGATGGAACCGTGCCACAACTCGGGGCCGTACATCAAGCCGATCTCGCCGTACAACTGGAAGTTCCATGCGGAACCAGTCTGAGCGAGGGGCTCCACGAAGACCAGACCCTTGCCGGGGATGGCGAGGTGGGTCGGCGTGAGGTGCGCCATGTCCAGCATGAGGATGTCGTCCGTCGGCAGGTAGCGGTCGTAGACCACGCCAATGCGCGCGAAGTCCGTCTCGATCTGCTCGATGCGAACACCACCCACGTTACGCGACTCGGGCGCGTAGCCGTAGATGTTGCTGATCTGCTGACGCTGGTAGGCGTTGGCGAACAGGACCACGTTGTCGAACGGCGCACCGGAGTTCGCCATCTCACGGAGCAGTTCATCGATCTGATCCTTGGACAGGGCCGCCGCGCCCGCCGCCACCGTGTTGGTGGTGATCGCTGACAGCATCCCGCGCGAGGTCCGCTCGGTTGCGTTGTCAGTCGGCTTGGCGTAGGTGCCCTGCAACATCGTGAACTCGATGTCGCGCGCCATGCGGCGCAACTTGAGCGTCCGCTGACGGTTCAACTCGTCCACGACGGAGTTGGAGCCGATCACGTCCAGCGAGTCGGAAGCGAGGTTGCCGGTAGCGGCCTGCTTGGTGTAGGTCACCGAGAAGCCGTACTGGTAGATCTGCTTCACGTTCGACACCTCGGCGCGGTCCCGCTCCTCGTAGGACGGGTCAGCACCTTCCAGCGCAGCGGTCTGCGCGGCGGCGTTGTTGTCATCGGTCTGCCACACGTCCTCCTTGGAGGAGTTGGCAACGCCACCCGTGATTCCGCCGATCATGGCGAGGAGAGGGGTGTCGTAGGGAGTGATATGGTACAACTCCCCGACGTAGTTCGGGAGGTTGAAGGTTGTTGCGGTGCCGGAGACGGCAGCCATGGGTTACTCCTATGGGACTAGGTCACCCTACGCCGTGGCGCTTCTGGGTGATTGCGAGCAGTTCGGCGTCCTTGAGACGTGCAGACTCCGTCCAGTCACCTTCAGAAGAAGCCTTTTCGGCCTCCTGCATCCGGTTCCGGGGAGGCGGCGCCGACCCCACGCTGCCCAGTGCTGTCATGCGCTGCTGCGACTCGCTGACGCCCGGAGCCTGTGGCTGCCAGTCGTACTCGTCTCGTGCGAAGGTGGCAATTGAGTCGGGGCTGATTTCACCGTCGTAGGTGCGATAAACCGCCTTGCCGATACCCTTCTCCGGGTCGAGTCCCGCCTCCTTGAAGGCGGACAACTTGGTGCGAGCACTGAGGGCCTCGTTCTCGGCCTTGAGAGCGTCGATCTGCTCCCTCATGCGCTTGACGTTCGGGCTCTCGCCCGTCTGGTCGTCGGTGGTGCTGGCGTTCTCGTTGGACATGATGTCTTCCTCTGCGCTGTCTGACACCTTAGAGGGGTAGGTGCCGTGCGTGGTTGTAGGTGAACGGGGGCTGCTCGCCCTTGGCTGCTGGCGTTCTCGGTGGGCGGTGCTGAGAACGTGCTAACGGTCTGACCTAGTGACCGGAGGGGCCGATCTAACGGCTCGCCCTCATGAACAGTGTCACCGGAGCCCACGACGAGTCGCAAGGCCCGTAAGCGCGTTGCCCTCCTGCTGGACCACTCCTCGGCTACGGGAGAACGCTGACTGCTCCCGACCGATCAACTGCTCGATACGAGTGCGGTCTTGATCGTTGCCCAGCAAGAGCGCGTTTTCGAGCGAGGAGAGGCCGAACTGCTGCCCCTGTCCCTCGTACACGCGGGCCAGACCACTCAACTGGCGGGTGCGACGCCGGGCGGTGCCGTAGAAGTTCTGGGCAGCGCCGATGTCCACCCCTGCCTGCTCGATGAGGGTGTTGACTCGCTCCGACGAACGCTCGATGCCGTACTGGGCAGCGGTGCCGCGCACCTGTGCGATGTCAATGCGCCGCTCCAGCAACTCACGCCCAACACCCTCGGGGTCGAGCGCCGTAGCCAACAGTCCGGAGTTGCTCATGTCGGAGATGCCAGACTCTTCCGCGAACGCGCGGCGGATGTCCTCACCTCTCTGGTTGATCTCAGTGCTGATAGCGGAGACTCGTGACTCGAACTCACGAGCCGACACCTCTCCCGAAATCAACTCGCCGTATCTCTGATCGAAAGCACTGGGGTTCAGCCCCCGCATGCTCAGCGTGTTCTTGAACTGCTGGACTGTGGACAGATACTCGTTCTCCGATAGACGGAGCGTTCCGTCCTCACGACGATTGCCCACGAAGACTCGGTCGTACTCAGTCTTTCCCGACCCGTTACGCACCTCCTGCAACGCCAGCGCCGTGTCACCAAACTCGATAAACGCCTGCTGGTACACGCTGAGCAACTGCTCACTGGCCCACGGCAGCGCCATCTTGGCGGTCTGCATCGCCAATTGAGGGTCAATGGCGTAGGGGTCGTTCTCTTCCTCTCTCACAGAAGGAGTGTAGTTGGAACCTCCCGGTCCGCGTCCCGTGGGGTCAGGACGCATCCTGCCCATGCCCTCACGCTCGCGCCGAGCCTCTAGCGCCTGCTCCAGATCAGAGATGGACGCACCCTCGACGTTCATCCAGTACCGCACTGACTGACTCTCAGCACCGGAGTTGGAGAATCCGTACTCTCTACGGATCTGCTCCACCATCTGTCGTGTCAGTGGACCCGCCATTAGCTACCTCCCACTACTTGGCCTCCAAAGGAACTGTTCGCCCCTCCAGCCATCTCGTTGACCACGCGACCTACGCCACGCTTCAGCCCCTCTTCACGCAAAATCTGCCCTGCGTTATTGGAGTCGTTCGCCCGAATCACACGGTCAAGGACAGCGTAGTCGCCGTCATTGCCGGGGATGCGCCCCCACGTCTGCTGCATCTGGTTCTCCCAGACACGCGAGATGTCTCGATACGTCAGGCTGCTATTTTCATACTCCGGATACAGGGCCATGCGCGAGCCCTTCAACTCCTCGATGAGATCGGCCTCTGCGTTGGGGTCGTCCATGATGAGCCCGGCCCATCGCTCCAAGTCCTGCTCAGTCCATCCGCCAGAGTGGTGAGGACCGATCCACTGCTCAACCAGATCCCTCACGCTGTTAGCCTGCAACTTGAGACTCTCAACGTTGATGCCCTGCGTGAACTCCACAACGTCTTCATCGAGCATCTGTGCCGCATTGCCGTAGGGGTTCGCAATGCCCTCGACAGTCATTCGCCACTTGGCTTCGTTGAACTGCCCCCTCGTGAACTTATCGGCCACGAAGTTGACCAGTCCGTTGTTGGGGTTGCGGATGCCTGCCTCCTCCATCAACTGACGAGTCTGCTGCCGGTTGGTAAGGTGGAAGTTGTCGTACTCTTCCTCCGTCATACCAGCGGTGTTGGCGATGTACTGAACCTGCTCACGCGAGCGCGAGCCGAAGTATTCAGTGCTCTCCAACTCCGACACTGTTACGTCCCTGCCTTCCAAGAAGGCAGAGGTCATGGTGGCGAGCACCTCGTCGTCTTCCAGCCACGGAGAGAGCAACTTCTCCGTCTCGACCTGACGCTCCCAGATCTCATCCCACGAGTCACCCAGCGAGGCATCCAGCCACGAAGTCGTGCCGATGTCGAAGGCACGACCCTTCGCAGTCGCCTCACTCATGCTCGCGTACTTCTTCGGAGCGGGCACTCCCTCGGGGAACGCATAGTTGAGGGCCTCGTCTGACGGGAACGTGTAGATAACGTACGGATCGTTGTCCTCCTCGCCCACCTTGTAGGCGACCGCCGTCTCGTTGCCGATCTTCCACACCTCACCGTCTCCGGGGATGCCGTTCCACGACGGAGCGTTGTTGATCGCGCCCCCGCCCGGAGGCTGTGAGCCGCCGCCTACGCCGCCAGAGCCGCCGCCGCCTACGCCGCCAGAGCCGCCGCCCCTTGGAGAGTCGGGCGTGGCCGTGCCTGCGGGGCTGTCCTCTGACGTGACAGACGACGGCATCCCCCGGTCCGCGTAGGCAGCCATGCGCTTGGAGTAGGCATTCATGCCCCGCTCGCCGCCGAACGCGGGCGCGCGCTCCCCGGCGCTCGACCCAGAGCCTCCGCTGTCGCTGACACTGGTGATCGACCCGTCACTGTTGATGTCGGCAGTGAGGCCGATGTCGTCAGCAAGAGTGTTGCCCGTACCCCTGCGTCGGTCTTGGAACGACGGAGGGCTGATAATGGAGAACAACGACAGCAGATCGTCAGCGCTGTCCCAGTCGTCGGGACTGATTTCGGGACGCTGCCGTCGAGGGGTTAGCCCCTTGTTGTTCTGTGCGATCTGTGCGTTCTGTTCCTCGATGTCACTGATCGAGTAAAACTTGAGCGTCTGCATTTCGTCAGTGAACTCGCTGCCCTCACCAGCCTTGAAGACAACATCCATCTCCTCCTCGGAGACGCTGCCGTCCAACACCATGTACCGCAACTTAGCGAGGTTGGAAATGATGGCTTCTTCGGAGTCGTCTCCGACGTAGTCGTTACCCAGCACAGCCTGTAGGGCAGTGACGAATTCGCGGTTAGAGCCAAGCCGCGAGATCTCATCGAACCGCTCGTCAATGATCTCCTGTTCCCACCGATCGCCATACTTCTGTAGGAGGTACCGGCCCACAAGAGACGTAGGAGAAATCCATGACGGCAGACGAGTGCGAGCGTTAGTCTCGTCATAGCGAACGCCAGTAGTGGCGTCGATGTCTCGTGGGTTCATGCTCATCGCATACCTCGTGTCGTCACACTGCCGGTCTCAGTCGGAGTTGTCGTTTCGACTGTAGGCTTGCGACCTGTTGCCTGTCCGTACATCGTGCGAATCATCTTGTTAATGTCATTCTGGATCTCCGGGTCGTCGTCCGGGGCCGTGGCAGCAGCCTGCGAAGCGTAGCGGAAGACCTGCTGAGAGAGTCGGAACGCCTTGCCCCGCTGCATCTGAGCCTGTGTCTGCTGCGGAGCCGCCTGCTGTTCCTTACCCGGCGACTGTGAATCATTCATCGCACCCTGCGCCTGTGCCTCGTACCTCCCGGCGCTAGCATCCTGACTACGAGTCGTGCCCGCTGGTCGAGTCGCCATCGTCGGCAGGTCAGCGCCGCCGATGTTGCGCATGGTGGACATGGCCTTGTCAACGTACTGAGGGATCGAGGAGAACCCGTCAGTACGGTTGGCTACAGAGTTCATGCCCTCATCGCGAATCTTGTTGGCCGCGCCCATGCCTCCGAACCATGCTGCTGAAACAAGATCCCACGACCCGTACTTGTCAAAATACTGGCTCATCTTGTAGGTGGCGACCTTGTCTTGGTTCCACGGGTCCCACGGATCGGCGTTTGCGCCGATGCCCGCCTCACGAGCCCAGCCTCCCCAGATACCGGACATGATCTGGTACGCGCCGCGTGCACGCCCATACTTGCCATGCGAAGCAGGACCCGTCGCCCGATAGTTGTCGGACGACTCGATCCGGCGGATGGCCGCCATGAATGTCTGGAGTTCGCTGTCGGAGGGTGCCGTCATCAAATACCTCGTGAGATTGGGCCGGTAGGACGACCGACGACGTTGGCAGCGTTGCCCATTGCCTCACGGGACTCTTCGGAGTCATCGACCACGTTGCGCTGCCCGGTGTACATGGTCTCCATGCGCTCGATGAAGCGCGCTTGGGGGTCTACTTCCTCGCGGACGGAAGCGACGCGACCCGCGCCAACATTCTGGTCGAACTGTGAGGGGTCCTCGAACTGGGCCTGCCGGTCGCCCGCCATGCCCCGGTAGTCAGAGACCATCTCCTCTGCGAATCGTGCGACCTCGGCGGTGGTGGGCTCGCGCTTGAGGTACTGACGAAACTGAGCCTTGACTCTGTTGCGCAGACTCGCCATGTCCGGAGTTGAGAACGTGGGCCTCTGCTCCTCCGACTCGTCACCTGACCCGGCCACCTGCTCTCGTGTGAGATCCCCGCTGTTGATTCCCTGTTCCATGCGACCCAACAAGTTGTCGTACGACTCTCCGTAGAAGTTGCTCATGTCCAGCAACTTGTACATTGCGGACACCGTGTTGGAGTTGGTACGAGTGGTGCCGCGCACTAGGCCGGGCTGGTAGTCGCCGGGGTCGAGAAACCCTGTGAACGCGAGGCGGTCCTGCAACATGCGAATCTGCTCCGGGCGCATGTTGGCGAGAAGGGCGGACTCCTCACCCTCGATGTACGGGTTACGCTGGCCGACGCCAGCCTTGAACCGCGACATCTCCTGCGCAGGACCCAACTGACCCGCACCACGAGGGTCTGGGCCGAACGGACCTCCTTGGTTGAAATACTGAGGAGGAACGTTGCCGATGTAATCGACCTCAGCCACAGTCTGCTGAGTCTGAAGCCCTTCCAAAACCTGCTGAATCTGAGAGTTGATGTCAGAGTTGCCCGGAGACATCTCTTCTTGGGAGGGGACGTCGGTAATGCCCATGTCAGTTCACCTCTCGCTGGAGAATCGTCCATGCCCCGGCAAAGTAGTCGGACTCGTTCATGAGCAGTGTGCCGATCTGCTGTAGTGCTTGTCGATAGCGGTCCGCGTCCTCGCGGCCCAACCCGGCGGAGGGCTCGCCCGTCTCTGCGCGCAACTGCCCCAGAAGGCTATTACGAGCGGAGAAATAGGTCTGGAGAGGCTCAGTCAGCGGGTTGCCGTTGAGCAGTGGGTCGTTGGATGCGCGCTCCAACTCCAAGATGCGATCCTGCGTGGTCACTCCAGACAGGCCCGGCACAGCACGCTGCCAGCCGGGGTACTCCTGCTCCAGCACTCCCTTGATCTGGTTCAGAGCGCGACGCTGAACAGAGCCAGACATATCGCTGTTCTCGATCTGATCTCGCACCCGGTAGTACGACTGGCGAGCGATGGCCTGCTCGTCCAGAGCAATCTTCTGGGCGGAACTCACAGGCTTACGCAAACCCTGCGCGTACTGGTCGAGCCAGACTCGGTAATCGAAATCATCTGACGTACCCGGAGGTGCGAAGTAGCCCGCCACCGCCGGGTAGTTGGTGAAGACCGCGCTGTTGTTGTCGACCCACTCCTGCTCTGCGATGGAGCCGACGAGGGGCGACTGCGTCTCCGACTTGGCCGACAGGTAGGCGGGCTGCACACCATACGCGGAAATGAACTCATCCATCGCCACGCCGATGTCATTGCTGGCCTCCAGCAGTCGGCGGTACTCCTGCGCCATCATGTCGATGCTGTGCCACACACCGTCGGGGTCAGCCTCCGGGTCCCAGCCCTCGACACCGGGCTCGTACTCCGGGTTCAGACCATCAGAGGCGATCTGCCACTTGATGTCGGCGCTAGTTACCGACACGCCCTGCACGATGCCACGCAGAAGCATGATCCACTGCGTGCCGCGCTGGGCGTCCTCCTCGATGCGAGCCCGGTCAACCTCACTGGACTGGTCATACTTGCCCGACATCTGCAACGCACGCAGAGTGTCGTGCATCATCGAGTTCCACTGGATCGGGTCGGGATCTCCCTGCGTCATCGCGGAGATGACCGTGCGAGCCCACGACGGCATGAGCGACTCTGTGTAGGCAGTCGGGTTGATGATGTCGCCGGGCTCATCGAACGGGTCACCGAACGGGTTGATGAGTTCCTGCAACCCGGTGAACGAAGCCGTATCCGGCAGGAACGCGCCAGCAGGCCACTGAATGATCGGACCGAAGCCCGGACCGACCGACTGGAGGATGAGGTTCACGCCAGTGAGGCGCGACTCGAACTCCAAGTTGGTTGAGTCGCCGTCGTTCCCTGCGCTGAACGCATCTCCGACAGACTCACCGACGGCTCCGATTGCGTCTGTGACGACATTGCCCCGGTCATCGAGTCGGTTCTCGATGAAGTTGCCCATCGTGCCGGACATGGGAGCGGAGAAGACCCGCTCGCCACGCTCGTTGGTGTGCAGCAGGCCAGAGGACTCCACAGCGCGCAGCCGGGCCATGCCGCCGGTGAGGATCGCCGGGTTCTGGGACACCAAGCGCGACCAGATCTCGATTCCCTCACGCCATGCGTCTACGAACGGAACCCACGCATCGAACGCGCCTTGAAACGCGCTCTTGGTCGAAGTGTCAAACAGGATGTCCTCGATCAAGTTCGTCGCATTGGCGATTGCGACTTGGTTGATCTCGTCTACGCTCTCAATGAAGCCTTCACCAGAGCCCAGCGCACGGTCCAACTGGCGCTGGAGCGCCCCCCGCTGCTGCATAGTCAGATTCATGTTGTTGACTGCGGCGTCGAACACCTCACGACGGAGTGCGTCGTCCTTCGCCATGTAGAGAAGTTCGCCCACGTTGTTGACGATAGCCTGTCGCCAAGTCGGGTACCGCGACAACTCGTTGGCGGGCTTGGCGATGATGCTCTCAGCCGCCGAGTCTACGAACGCGCGCCACTTGCCGCGCATCGAGTTGGCCGACTCCGGGGTGTACTCCGACTTCACTGACTGAGGCGCGTCGTCACCGAACCGGGTGCGCAGCAGGCGGCGGCGCTGGCCGGGGGTCAACTCGTCCCAGCCCTTGTCACGACGCGGGTACTCGAACTTGTTGTAGGCGAACTCCTCACCGTTGGCCTCCGCCTCCAAACGCCGAACCTCTTCCGCCTCATCGAACTGACGCTCCGCGCTCTCGCGCATCGTGTTGTAGACCTCTTCGGTCTCGTACCCACGGTGGGTCACCAAGTCGACAAGGTCAGAGTTGTTGTTCGTCATACGACGTGTGCGATCCTGAATGCTGTAGAGGTACTCCAACAGGCGGTCGTCGTTGTAGAGCAACTCCTCTGCACGCATGTCGCCAGATGCGGCGATCTGTCGCAACTCTTCGCTGAACCGGCCATCACCTCCAACATCATCCGCTATCCCAGCGAGCCGGGGCTGACCGACGACCTCGACCTCCATGACCTGCCGCGAAACGCTCTGGCCGTCCTTGGAGTAGCCGATGCCGCGCATCCGGTCGAAGCGCAGGTCACTGGCAGGAAGTGCGAACTCGTCCTTGCCGATCTTCATGGCCTGCGACGGGCTCTTGATCCGAAGCAACTGCGCGTCCGCAGGAGCGTCACCGGGCCGGGTGTAAGCCCGCACGGTGTTGCCAGTAGTGCTCGCGCGACGGCCTGCGACCGTGTTGGCGAAATCGCCGCTCAGGTCGATGTCCACGTCCGAAGCGTTGACGTAGATGTAATTGCCGCGACCGAACCGCTGAACCGGGGCGAACCGCACCATCTGGGCGAGGTCGTCACCAACCTCACCCGTTGCCCGGAAGGAGTCCATCTGGTCGAGCAGGCTCTCCCACTCAGCCATGTTCTGTCCGCGCACAGCCTCCGGGTTACGGCGAGCCACACGCTCTGCGAGGAGGTCCGGGTCGACGCCAGAGTTGCGGCCCAACTCACGGGCTCGCGCAACCAACTCCTCCTGCTTGACTCGCTGTGCTGTCGACCACGAGGACATGCCTTCGTCGGCCAACTCCATCGCCTGCTCACGCGACCCGTTCCACTCGCGGTGGAAGTCGTACATCCAGTAGTCGTGACCACTTCGCCGCGCTCGGGCGGCGAGACTGTCCTCCACTTCCGGGCGGACACGAATGACCATCTCGTACTCGCCGTCCTCGTTCTTGGTGAGGCTTCTCGACCCGTAACGGCTCTGACCGGGCTCCACGGTGAAGTTCTGGTTCCGAGAGATGAGCACGTCAGAATCCTCCGTGGCCCACGACATGTTGCTGACCTTTGTGTCGGGGTGGTACTCCACAATGACGTTGACGTTCTCACCGCCTTCAGGGAGATTCTCGCTGAACTCCTTGGAGTAGAACCCGCTCACGCTGTCAGCGTCAGTGGCTCGATCGAACCTGTGCATAAGGTCGAAGTTGTCTCCCGGCGAGTAGGCCCGGACGACACGCCCACTGTTGGACACCTTCGACACCTCTGACAGCGGGAGGCGGAACCCGCGTGTCAGCCGGCTGCCAGTTCGCACAGCGTCGTCGGCTCCGGGGACCCGGGCCGTCTCGTCTCCGTTGATCTTGGAGGCGTCGTCGGCCATCTTCACGTCGCGCCACGGGACGCCGTTGTCGGCCATCTGCATGATGATCGAGCCCTCCGACAACGTCTCGCTGGCGGGGGTGTTGCGGATGAGATCCGTCATCTCACGAGTAATCGTGTCAGCCAGATCTCCCCCCTCGCCCAACTCATCAAACAGGCGGTTGGTGGCCTCACGGGTCATGCCCAGTTCGGTCGACACGTCGTCCAGCAGACGTCCCACGACGGGAGCAATGTCCTCGACGTTGAAGCCTGCTGCGAGCGGGTTGTCGTCGGCGTCGATCATCTCACGCAGGAGGCCGGGACCGGACTGCGAGGTGAACATCGCTTCGTTGGTCATCCGACGGTTTATCTGCGTGAGCAAATCACGACGCACCGACTCACGGACGAGTTCCTCGCCCTTGACCGACGAGCCCCGGAAGAAGCGGAGCATCTGCTCAGGGCTCAGGTTGTGCTTCATCATGAAGTGAGCAATTTCGCTCTGCTTCAACTGCGCCAACTCCTGACGCCAGCCGTTGAGAAACACTTCATCGAGGTCGCCTGCCGGGCGCGTAACGTTGGAGAAGAACCTCCGACGGTTGCCACTGGTGGCTTCCTGACCGATGTCCACGATCTGCTCAGAGATGACTCGCATGGCCTCGCGTCGAGCGCGCAGGTTGGTACCCATCAAGTCGTTTACGGCCGTTGGGCCACGGCTCATGAACAACTGCACCAACTGTGTCGGGCTAGACGCAATAGAGGACAGACCCGCTGCGCTCATACGCATCTGGTCGTCCAACTGCGTACGCACGATGTAGGCCGGTCGCAGCAGTGCGAGCGGCTTGAACACGTCGCGGGTGATAAACCGCATCGCACGAGTCGTGTTTTCGAACCCAGCGGTCAGACGCTCGTTGGCGAAGACCTGCTGCATGATGCGCGAGCGCGTGGTCATGCGACGCAAGTTAGAAGCATCGGGAATAATGAAGTCAATGTCGATGAGTTCTGACGCCAACTGCGGACTTGTAGTTGGGATCTTCTCGTACGAGGCTGTCGAGGGGTTCCACCGACGCACAAAGCGCGTGAGCGGGGTGATCTCTACCTCGTTCATCTCGTTGCGAACGAACTCCTGCAACTGCGTGATCTGGTTGTCCCACGTCTGGAACAGGTTTTCGTACATCTTCCCTTGGAAGACCTCGTCCAGCGACCCGGTGTCGTATTGGATGTCGGCAGGGTCGAGATCGTTGGCAACGGCGTGCGCGCTGTCGGCGGTGCGCTGCAAGATGCGCCGCATGACCCCGGCGAACAAAGCGTTGTCACCTTCCGGCAGCAGGGCCAACTCCTCCAACAGAGAGACACGCTCAGAGCGCGCGACTGAACCTTGACGCATGAGGGTGTCAGCCTTTGCGACAGCCATCTGCATGTCGTCGGCACTGACGATGCCCTCCGGGGCGATGCCCGTGAAGCGGGCACCGGGACCGCGCACATCTTCTGGGTTGATGTCGCCGGTAGCGGTGCGGAAGATTGCGCGGAACTTACCCTCTGCAATGGGCTGCTTCACCCGCTGGGTGAACCCGCTGTAGAAGTTCGCGTCGTTGATCTGGCCCAGACCGATGCCCTCACCGATGATCGCCGCGACCTCCTCACGAGTCTTCGCCTGCGACATGCGTGCGAGGCGGTTCACCGGCAACGTGATCGCAGCGGAGCGGTTGAACGAGGAGAGCAACTGTCCAAAGTCAGCATCTACTAGTGCGTCCAGCATCTCGTCAGTGTTGAGGTTCTGGGCCGCACGACGAGCGAAGAAGCCACGACCCGTCGGACCGTTCATGAGGCCCAACAAGTTCTCGACCCGGTTCGGGTCCACCTCGTCGCCAGTGTCGATGGCCTGCATGACAGCGCGAGCCTCGACGCCGATCTGGCGTGAGGTGTCGGAGTCGTACTGACGCCTCCGGGCGAAGCGAGTTCCGACGCCGTCAACCGTGAGGCTGTCCACGATGTCCTGCGCGCGCATCTCATCACGCACCACCACGGCGGTGGCCTTGTCGTTCATGTCCACGTTGCCGCGCAGAACCTCACGAACCCGCTCCGGCGTCACGCGCTCCCCAGCCGCCGCGAGGCGCGAGCGAGCGCTCGTGACGGCCTCTGCCCCAGCCTCGACCACCTCGTCGCCCACGCGCCCGCCAGCCCGAGTCGTGCGGGTGGCCCGCTGGCCGGTGCGCACGATACGACCCGCGCCACGCGCGGGGATGCCAGTGCCTCCGGTCACGAGGTTGGCAGGGTCCGTCAGCACCTCGACGCCGAACTGCATGAGCCCAGCGGTCCAGTCGTACGCACCCTCACCCGGGTCGCCTCCCATCTGGCCCACCGTCGCGTTGGCGAACAGGTGGCCCACATCGGCGCGCTCGCCCTGCACGGTCAACTGACGAGCGTCCTCCTGTTGCTCGTACGCCGCGCCTCCGGTGAAGAAGCCGGTGCCAAGGTCAAACTTACCCGTCTCACCTTCCTGTACATCTCCGAAGCGGTCACCTAGCGCCTGAAAGAAGCCGGACGTGCCGTACTGGTTGTACGCCTCACGAAACCCAACCTCTTGGTCAGTACCGCCCATTGCCGCAGCGGCGGCAGACAACGGTCGCTGGATGGCTTCCTGCGACAGACCTTCACTCACAGCAAACGCGCCGCGCACGAGGGGCTTGAGGCCGTACTCGTACAGACCAGAGCCGATCGAAGTAGCCACATCGGCACCCACGGCAAGGTAGTCTAGCGGGTTGTACCAGTCGAAGTCGTCCTCGCCGGGGTCTTGGTCAGCGAGGAACTGGAACTGCTCATCGCTCATGTCAGTCGTGAGCGCCGCCTGAATGATTCCGGGCGAAGAGTTCGGCCTCTGCTGGATCAACTGGACAGCGCGGGCGGCCTGTTCTGTGCTCACACCGCTCTGGATTGTGGAGATGACCTCGTTGTACTGGTCACTCTGTCGGATCTCTTCCTCTTCGGAGGGACCGACGAACGGAAGGAAGTCGTACCACGCCATCTCAGGCCCCCGGACGTCGACGCATGAGCATCCGTGCGATGTCCGGGTGCGGGTACGCCCGGTAGATCGCCCGAAGCATCATGTCAGGGTCGTTCATGAGGGGGTTCTGCTGACCCGCAGATGGGCCGGGACCCTCTCCCATCGGGGCTCCCGCCGTGATCGGCTCGTTGGGGGCTCGCGTCGGGCCGAACGAGCCCTCCACCATCCCGGGAGGGGCAGCGCGCTGCATGGGTGCGGCGTTCTGCTGCTGACTCATGGCCTTGCGCTCACCGTACTCACCCCCGGAGGGGACACGATTGGGCTGGCCGCTGTTACCTGCGGGTGTCAAGTCAGTCCTCCGACTCATTCGACCGGGACCGCTCACTGCGGCCGTCTGCTTCTTGCGTACCACGGGTCAGTCCTATCGCTGGATCGTTCTTGCTGTGGCGTTGGCGCCGCCTGAGGCGAACAGACGACTCAGAATCGCTTGCGGGGCGTCATCCTGCGCGCTCAGAGGATCAGTGTTACCCGGCATGGGCTCTTCACCCGGAACGCCCCCAACCGGCTGCCCGGTTGCGGGGTCGATCTCAGGCTCCTCCGGCTCCGGAAAGAACACCTCCTCGTACTTGTTACGCACAGGACCGGGCTCCAACTGCTCGATGAGCACCTGCATGAGCCGAGGGTCCGGCGGCTGTCCCTGCGCCATTGCGAGCATCGCCTGCTCCAACAGGTTCTCCGCCTTCTGGCGTTCCATTCGCTCGCGCACCAACTGGATGTTGTCAATGCCGTCGAGGTTCTCCATCGCAGTGATGTTGTCCATCCAACCTGCTTGTGCAATCTGGAGAAGACCCACCAACTTGGACGACGAATCCAGACCACTGAGGAGGCCGTACATCCTCCGGGTCATGTGGTTGCCCTTGATGTGCCGGTCAGGACGATACGACTCAACGTACGGAGAGCCTCGATGATAACCGGGGAGCGCGCGATCGAGATTGCCGTACATCTTCTCGTCCCACATGAGACGCTTGGTGTCAGCCATCTCCAATGCGTTCTTGAAGACGGTCTGGTACTCCTGCACGACGGCGTCAGACCCTTGGGTCAGTTCCTGTAGACCTGCACCTGTGACGTAGGAGTTGGGGCTCTGGGAGTCGTCAGTCACCGGGTACGCGCCGGTCATCCGCAACTGGCGCTCAAGACGGTCGATCTGCTGGAACTGAGGGAACACGTTGCCGTCCGTGGGCCTCTCGACACGGGTGCCGGGGCTGAACACATTGACAGCACCACGCCCACGGCGGTACTCGTCGCTCTGAAGTTCGCCGTAGACGTTCGTCTCTGCGAAGACGGCATCCTGCACGCTCAAGAACGCCAGCACATTCATGCGGGTCATCAACTGCTGAAGCCCGACGATATGTTCGTACTGACCAATCAACTGGTCGAACGCAAACCTCTTGGCGACGACGTAGGGCATGTCGACACCCTCGGGCACCGGCTCAAAGTCAAGGAGGATCTGAGCATCCTCCAGCACCATGTAAACGCCGTTCTTGTTTCGGTACTCAATGACACGCATCATGGACGCCTGCTCTTGGTTCTCCCAGAGTCCAGAGTACGTCTGATCGAGGATCTGCACACCACCAATGGAGTACCGGGGAGCACGCAGATTGCGAGGGAGGTTCGGGTACAACTTCCTCAAATACGTCTCCGGCACACGACGAATGAAAGCCATGTCCTCCGGCTGCTGGTGCACGGTCCACGGGCCGGGCAGGCAGCCGTAGGGGTCACGAAGTTGCAGTGAGGGGAATGGCTGGTTGTCGTGAGTCATCCCCGACTCGATCACCCAGACGCAGAAGCCGTAGCCCAGCATCCACCGGGCAGCCTGTGGCATCTGCATGTCCAGACGCACCGCACGATCGTACGCCTCCACGATCCTCTCACGCTTCTCGGCAGAGTTACGACTCCGGGCACTGTCTCGTGTGGACGGAGCGTCCACGCGGACCTGCGGAGGCTTGCCCAACTTCTGCGCAGCGCGCTCAATGGCGCTGTGCATGAGGTTGGCACTGGGAAGGTGCTCCATCTCACTGTCAGCAATCATGTAGGAGACTGCCTCCGCACCTCCGTTCATGACTGCGCGCGTGATTTGACGCATCCGGAGGTGAGGTTCGTTAAGATCTCGTAGTTCATCTACGCGATTGAGAATCTCATCGACGTTACTGGGAAGCAGTAGGCTCACCCGATGTCCTTCCACGGCACGTTGTGCCAGTGTGACGGTGCGAAGTCATTCCAACCAGACCCGTAGTCGAACACGATGGTGTCCTGCCGGGCCTTCACGCGACTTTCGATCCAATACCACCCGAACCATGCGGCCATGAGAAGGTCATCATCGAGGTGAGAGCGTTTCGCACCGGACGAATGATGCGTTGCTTCGGGGTCGTAGTTGAGCATTTGGCTCACGAACCGTGTGAGTGCTCGCTGTGACTCCGTAGTTGTCCCCGGAAGGAGTATTCCTGTCGGCCTTGCTCCCATGCTAGATAGCATAGCAAGCAAGCCTGCACGGGGGTCGTGCTTGTTGTGCTTGGAAGTGTAGTGAGTGTGGAACTTGAGCCCTCGGGAGGCTCGGAAGTCGTTGATGTCTGTGTCATTGGCAATCTGGTCCGCGAAGTAGTTCGTCTCGAACACCCAATCAGTGACACGATACTCTTCGTGCCACTGCTTTAGGATGTCTGTGACGCCGGGCGAGCCGGGGCGAGGCTCTGCGTAGTCCACAACAGCACGCAAAGTGAGGGGAATCTTCTTGCTTGCAGAGTTTGCAGGGTCAGTAGGCACCAGAACCGGCAGGGTGGAGTAGCACCAGAGCACTGCTGCGTTCTTCTTCGCCACGGCTGGGTCTACAGAGGCCACAAAGTGAGTGCCTGAGTGGGGAGAACCAAACGTACGAGGGAGATTGTGGCCCTTGTTGGAGTGCGGGGACTCTGTAGCAATCGAGATCCACTCGTCGTAGGCATAGGACCACTGAATGTCATCGTCCTTGACCGGCATGAACGCAGTGGAAGACGGGTTGTTGAGGTAGTTGCGCTGGAAGTGCTCCGGGTTGTTCCTCTCCTGCTCCGCGAGCCACCGCGCTGTGCGCAGTTGAGGCCACAGGATGCAGTCGTTGTCCCCATCCTCCGGGTCCTCGGGGTGCTGATCGAGGTTGATGTGGCAGGAAGAGGAGTGTGCCCGGTAGATGAGCACCTTCCAGTCCGCTTCTGAGCCTGTGCTCATGCGACTGGCGTTGTTCTTGATGATCTCAGCGGGGAGATCTTCCTTGTGCTGGCGAGAGCCGATGTAGATGACACCTGTGTGGCTCTCAATACGAGAGTTGAAGTCGGTGAAGAACCACTCCTTGACCTTGGCGCGCTCCGTCGGGCTCAGACACATCTTGCGGTCGATGGGGTCGTCAATTGCGATGAGGTCAGCGTCACGACCAAGGATGGAGCCGCCGATGCCGATGGCGACCATCGTAGGGCTCTTGAGAATCTTGGTGCGAGTGCTGACCGTGAACTCCTCGTTGGTCCACGAGAGGCCGCGCTTGCCCGGAGGGCGGAACGACGTGTCCGGGGGCAGGAAAATCTCCGCGAACCGGGGGTCGTTCTCCAAATACTGCCGGATCACACCGACGATCTTCTTCGCGAGGTCGAGGGTCTTGCCGACAATGATGATCTGGATGTTGGGGCTGTTCGCAATGCGGTAGAGGCACTGGCGCACCATGAAGGAGGTCTTGCCGTGACGCTGCGGTGCGAGAAGCATCGTGCGCTGCCCGTCATTGAGGGCTTGGGTGATCTCCCCATCCCACTCCTCGTGGAAGTCCGGCACCAACTCGTCGGGAAACAGAGTGCTGGAGAAGTTCTCGAACGATGACAAACAGAATTCACGAAGAGTCTGAGCGCCGTGGTTGTTCGCCCACTCTCGCGCTGTTGCCTCGTGGGCAGCGGCTGCACGCCAGAGACTCATCCACGCTGCGACCGTGGGCTGAGAGACTGAGAGGTGTGCGGAGACCTCAGTCTGCGTCAGGCGCAGTGCTGCGATGTCCTCTGGGTAGCCGGAGGCGACGAAGTTGTCGAACCCTGCGCCCCCGATGTGATGGTGGGTAGTGGCGGAGATGGCATCGGCAGCGGTCGTCTGGTTCTTCACGACGGTGGTGGCTGCCGTGGCCAGAGGACGGGATGGGCTGGGACCGTCGTCCAGACCCATCTTGCGCAGCAGCAGGTCAGTGCGCGTGGGAGTCTCGCCCTCTGCCTCACGCTGGCGTGCGCGCTTTCGGGCGGTGGTCACGCGGCGCTGGCACTGAGGGGAGCAGTAGATGCGGTCAGCACGGGATGTAGGCGGGATCGCCTCGTCGCAGCCCCACGCTGAGCACATCCTCTTCATGCTGGCGTCCCGTTTGTGCTTGTGCTTGTGCGCCTCTTCATTCTACGGTGCAGGGTGATGCGTTCCCTCTCGTTCAGCCCCGCCCAGATACCGGGAGGCTGGGGTGAGTGCGTCATCACGTCCTGCAAGCACGTGTCGCGCACCGGACAGTCGTACATGCAGACTTGTGTGGCGCTGCGACCCGCCGAGGAGAGCGGGGGCTCGAACCATGTGTTGGACGAGAGAGTGTCGTGGTTGCAGCAGGCGCGGGGGCAATTGTGCGAGGGGACCATGTGAAGTGCCGATGGGGCGGAGACAGGTGGGTGTGTCACGCCAATGCTGCCTGCATCTTCCGCGCGTCAGGTCCACCTCTCACCTTCTGTCCGTTGGACAGCCGGTACCAACCCGCGCCGATGTGCTCCGGCCACGAGCGGGTGTTGGCAGGGGCGACAGCGGACTGGTTGGACGCGGTGTCCATCTGGCCGCCCTCCGGGTACATCTCATCCAGTCCACAGTCCTGACAGCCAATCTGCAGCCGCGCCCCGGTCGCTCGGTCCGTCAGAACCTCCGCCCGGCCGGGACCCTTGCAGTCGGGGCAATCGACGTAGATCTTCGAGATCGGCATAGCGGCTCCGTGTGTAGGGGTATCAGTGACAAAGGTTAGCGCACTCCATACTACGACGCTCACCCCTCGGTTAACACCGCGGGGTCACAACCCGACCCCTCGGCACCAAGGGGCTCACTACGCCCAAGGGGCTTGTGAGGACCGCGCTTCGCGCGGACACAAACCTAACCTCCGGGGGGCTTCGCCCCCCGTACCCCCCAGCGGGGGCTGCCGCCCCCTGCACCCCCGCCCCCCTCCCCATGCATCTGATCGTTCGATATGCAACTACATTGTCCGGACATTCGTACATTGTACGTACATAAGTTCGGCTGGCCCCTTATGAAACGCTGTGAGGTTGGTT